TTTCTTTTTTACAAGTTGGTCAGATTATTCGAGAATTGAGAGCAAGTGATTACTGAATCAATACAGAACTGGTTGGAAGAGCTGGACTTGAACTTGGAACAAAAGGTTTTAGCCGGACTATGCCTCCAGCTGGCAAAGAGCTTCGACCAACAGGCCAACACTTCTACGGCAGCCGAATTACGCAAGACCGTGCTCGAGTTGAAGCGATCTATTGGCGATGCAGCCCAATCTATTGATCCTCTGGAGAAGTTGCTAACCCGATAATGCTTCAGCTACCCACGCTCTACACGGAACCGCTATCTAAGGACTTCAAGACCGACGGCGATAAGCTCATCGAGTTCGCCGAGATAGCTTGGAAGAGCCCGGAGAATCCAGACGGTCTACAGCTTGACGAATGGCAGAAGTGGCTATTACGAGCAATCCTCGAGCGCTATCCCGATGACAACCCAATGTATCCAGGCAGACTTCGTTATCGTCAAGTAGTTATCTCGGTCGGACGCCAGAACGGCAAGAGCCTTATCGCAGCCATGCTCGGACTCTACGGCTTGCTACTCCATGAGATTGGACCACAATGCATCAGCCTGGCATCGAGCACGGATCAGGCCAACATCGTTTACAACCGAGTCCTATACGTCATCAACTCCAATCAATTCCTAAAGAAGCGATTCAAGCGAGCTACCGAAACCCGAGGCATCGTCACGGCTGACGGTGGTGGCCGGTATGATGTGAAGGCTGCCAAAGAAGCTGCCCTCCAAGGTATCCCGATTAGCTTCTGTCTATTCGATGAGCTTCACCTGGCAAAAGAGGGAATGTGGTCAGCTGCAGTTCTTGGAACTTCCCAGCGCAAGGATGGCATTGTTGTTGGAATCACAACAGCCGGAGACCAAAACTCAAAGACCCTAATAGACCTTTACAAGTCTGGAACCTTAGCAGCCAACGGATCCGAAGATCTAGAGCGCTTTGGCTTCTTCCTTTGGACTGCACCGGACAACGCAGCTATCGATGATCCAAAAGCAATCATGGCAGCCAACCCTTCTGTTGCAGCTGGTCGAGTTCAGATTGAACAAATCATCTCTGACCTCAGAACAATTCCAGAACACGAAGCAAGACGCTATCGCCTGAATCAATTTATAGCTGGAACATCTAACTCCTGGTTGCCGGCAAGTTTGTTTAGAGCTGCAACCGGTCGAGGTGTGACTAATACTCAAAACGCCGTCTTTGCCGTAGACATTACAAAAAACTGGGGCCACGCTACAATCGCAATTGCTAACACTCAAGACGGTGTTCAAGAGACGGAGCTAGTGATGTCGCTAGTAAACCCAACCGAAGACCAGCTCTACAACGAGCTAACCGCCTTGTATGCAAAGTTCAGTCCGCGAGCGATAGCATTGGATGATCGCCAGCTAACCAACTTGGGCAAGAGACTAAAAATCTCTGGTCATACGGTCTGGCAACTATGGGCTAAAGAAGTCTCCTCAATGTGCTCGGCTGTCTATGCTATGTTTGGCAACGGCCTCGTTAGGCACGCGAACGATCCCCTCCTCGTCGCTCAAATGCCTAACGGGGTCTCCAAGCAAGTCGGAGAGTCCTGGTTTATTAGCCGGTCTGAATCTCTCGGAGACATCGATGCTCTAATGGCAACGGTCATGGCGCTCTACGTTTCCTCGCGAGCGCAACACGCCACCGTCGGCGTATTCTAGTCGGTGTATGATACTATGATTTCTATATGGCATCTATATTTGACAGGCTTCTAAGACGTCCTGAGAGACGCGCTGCCCAGCCAACAATTCCAACCAGACACCCAGCTGTTGTAAACCCAACAACTGCATTGTCTCTCACAGCCGTTTACAGAGCTGTCCAGATCATCGGCACTCCAATCAGCAAGATGACAATTAATACTTACAGATTCGCGACAGGCATTGAACTAAAAGTTGAAAACCCAGTATTGGTAAACAACCCAAGCATCCAACAGAACCGTCGCGACTTCCTCTTCCAAACAGTTGCATCACTAGCGCTCGAGGGCAACGCTTACTGGCTAAAGAACTTTGGATCTAACGGTCAGGTAAACAACCTAACCATTCTTCCAGCTTCAGCCGTTCAACCAAGCTGGCCTAGGATGACCAATGGCGCTATTGATTACTCAACCGTTGTCTATGACTACCTGGGCACACGCTACACCGAGCGCGAGATGGAGCACCTAAGAATCTTCAGCCAGGCTGGTCAGCTTCTAGGTGTAAGCCCAATTGCATCCTGCCACAAAGACATAAGCGCAGCTATTGATCTAAGAGATTACGCTGGCAACTGGTTCACCGCAGCCGGAGTTCCAACGGGAATCCTCAAAACCAACGCCATGCTAAACAAGGATGACGCAGAAACAGTAACTGCTAACTGGCATAACAAGCAACAGAACCGTCAGGTTGCAGTTCTAGGAAACGGTTTCGAATACCAGCAGATCGCGCTCTCCCCGAAGGACGCCCTCTTTACCGAAGTTCAGGATCAGCAGGTTCAGGCCGTTGCTCGCCTATTCGGTGTCCCAGCGCGACTGCTCCTGACTTCCGTGCCAGGTGCTTCAGACACCTACACAAACCTCCAAGATGAGAACCAGGTGTTCTACCGTCACACATTGATGGCTTACACCGATGCAATTACCGACGCTCTAAGCAACTGCCTTCCACGTGGCAACCGGGTCGAGTTTGACTTCGAGCACCTATTCAAGGCAGATGTTGCAGCTCGCTACAACTACTACAAGGTGGCTATCGATGCTGGCATTTTGACTCCAGAAGAAGTAAGAACGAAAGAAGGACTAGATGTCTGAAATGATTACACGCGAGTTTCAGGCTCGACTTGACACTCTCGAGGAGAGAACCATTGTTGGTCTCGCAGTTCCTTATGGTCAAGAGATCGAGCTAACTGGCAACATGAAAGAGCGCTTCGAGCCAGGAGCAATTGATGGCGTAGAAGATGTAAAGCTTTTCTATGGCCACGAAGAGCCAATCGGTAAAGTTATCGAAGGGCGCGACACCCCAGAAGGCTACGAGATTGTTGCTCGAATCTCAGATACACCTCGAGGCAACGAAGTTTACACATTACTTCAGGACGATGTTCTGAATCGCTTTTCGGTTGGTTTCTTTCCGGTTGTAGATCGTAAAGAAGGCCAAACGATTGTTAGGGAGCTAGTAGATCTCAAAGAGGTTTCAGTAGTTCCGTTCCCTGCCTTTGAAGGCGCAAAAATAACCGAAGTCCGCAGCGAAGCTGAGCTAGCTGATGAGACTCTTATCGAAACAGAAAGTGAAACAATGTCAGAAAGCATTGAACTTGACGTTCGCTCCGTTCAGGATGAGGTTGCAGAACTGCGCCGAGTCATTGAATCAGGCAAAGCAGTCGAGATGGCAACACCAGCAACACACAAGTTCCGTTCCCAGGGTGAGTTCGCAAAGGCTCTTCTAGTTGGAGACGAAGACGCAAAGGCCCTAGCTCGCGCAGCTTCAACTTCTGCTGATGCAGCCGTTCTTCCTCCATTCATCGGATACCTTGACACTCTAATCAACAACAACCGCCCAACCCTGTCAGCGTTCACACGTGGAGCCCTGCCAGCAAGCGGACTATCTGTTGAATACATCCAGATCGACAGCAACACTCTTGCAATCGACCAGCAGAACCCAGAGAACGAAGCCCTTGCATTCGGAAACCTATCCTTCGAGGTTATGTCAGCAGATGTAAAGACTTACGGTGGATACACTTCCTTCTCACGTCAGTATGTAGAGCGCGCAACAATCGACACCTTGAACCAGGTATTCCAGGGTCTAACAATTGCTTACGCTAACTTCACCAACAACGTTGTAATTGACCTTCTACAGAGCCTTAGCTATGTAGGAAAGACATTTGACACTCACACCGACGCTTCAACTGTTGCAAAGGGTATCGCAGAAGGATCTGCCTACATCTTCAACGCAACCGGTCTTCGTCCAGAGTTTATTGTTTCTGGTGTTGACGCTTACGTGAACCTAGTTTCAATCGGTGCAACCGATGGCAGACTAAACTTCTCAGCTAACAACGACGGTTCAAACACAATCGGATCTTCAAACATCCCAGGTCTATCTGGATCATTGTTTGGTCTTCCAATCATCGTAGACCCACAGTTGGGTGCAACCGATTGCTTGCTTGCTAACTCAGCAGCACTTACCTCATGGGAGTCAGCTGGAGCCCCAGTTCGTCTAACCCAGGGTGATGTTACAACCCTAGAAGACTCAGTATCTGTTTACGGCTACATGGCTGTTGCAGCTCAGCGTCAGGGTGCAATCGTTTCACTTCAGACCGTAGCGTAATAGGAATCTAAAATGGCAGTGACGTTGGCAGAGTTTCAGGCGTATGTGGGAACAGAGGAAACAACCTTCCCAGAAGAATGCCTGACTGCTGGACACGCCTTGGTAACCCGATACATCGGAACCAAGACCGTGCCGGGGTCAGTTCACGATCAAGCGACTCTAATCGCTTCGTCTGAACTCTTCCACCGTCGCTCAGCTCCTAACGGAGTGGCTCAGTTCGCCAGCTTTGATGGAGCACCCATCAGAGTTGCTAAGGATCCATTGAATGCTGTTTACCCACTACTGATGCCTTACACGGGCTATGCAGTATGAGCGAAATCAATGCAGCTAAGGTCGAGTTCAAGCTCGAACTAGTTGATGCAGGTTTGAATGTTCTGGAGTATATTCCAGAGCGAATCACACCGCCCATTGTCCTTCTAAACGCAGCTCAGCCTTATCTTCAGACAGCACAGTTTGGAGAATGGAGCTTAGGCATCGAGTTAGTTTTGGTAGCTTCTACCGCAACTAACAAGAAAGCAACCGAGAATCTAGATCAGCTAATTGAAGATACTTTGAACGCCATCGAGCCTTTGACTTATGTTCGAATTACTTCTGTGAATCAGCCTTACAACCTACAGACCAACAATGCTGAGTTCTTATCGGCAAACATTTATTGCCAGCTCAACTTAACAATTTAGAAAGGTAGCCATGCCGGCTTCAACCAGAATCAAAGCACAAAACATCCTCTTCAAGTTTGGCGCAACCGAATACGCTTGCGACGCTAACTTGGTTCAGCTAACTCTCGATGACGCTCCTGGCGATGTCCAGACCTTCTGTGAGGTTCGCGTCGGTGGCCAATGGTCACTACAGCTAGACGGAATTGTATCCGGAGACGCTGCAAGCCTTTACCGCGTTCTATGGGACAACTTCGGTTCAACCGCTCAGTTCACTATCGCGCCTAACGGAAACGCCAGCCCGTCTTCAAGCCAGCCTCACTACAAAGGAACTGTCACATTCGACCAGATTCCTCCACTAGCTTTGGTTAGCAACGAGACCGCAGTATTCAGCGTAACCTTGACCGTGGTAAACACTCCTCACACCCCAGCTTCAGACATCTTCTACGGTGTCGAAGTAGACGCAACCGCTTAGTTATGGCTGATCCTGCTGGCATCAAAGTAGCAGGGCTCAAACAGGCTATAAAGGCTCTCCAGGCTATCGGAGTTCCAACTGCTGAGATAAAGGCAGCTGGCTCCGAGGCCGGAGAGTTGGTTGCAGGTCAGGCCCGAGCTCTAGCCCCGGTTAGAACTGGAGCCCTACGCAACAGCATCAGGGTTTCCAAGTCCTTGAACCGAGTATCGGTGTCTGCAGGTAATAACAAATCGGTTCCCTACGCTAACCCTATTCATTGGGGTTGGTTCAAGCGCAACATAAAGCCACAGCCATTCTTTGTAAAGGCTTTAGGCATTACGCGCGATGAGGTTTACCAGAACTACTACAGAAGTTTAGATAAGCTGATAGCAACAAACTCCACGAAAGGAATACCCACAGAATGAACGCATTTGACTTTGAAAGCCTAACTCTCGAAGAAGTAGAAACCATCGAGAACCTAGTTGGCGAAAGCATTGATAGCGCCTTTGGCAACGGCAAACCTAAGGGCAAAGCACTAAAAAGCTTTATCTGGGTCGTAATGAAAAGGGATAACCCCAAGTTTACGATCGAGGAAGCAAGCAAGTTCACACTTAGCCAGGCAGTAGCTTTGGTTCAGGGTGATGAAGCAAAAAAAGAATAAGGGAGCAAGCGGCTCGTAGAATGGCCGGCTTTTGCCAGGCATTCAACATTAGCCCGTCAGAGTATAAAGCTTTGACTCTAATCGAGTTTGCAGCCTTCCTAAAAGTTTTGGAAGATGGTAGAGACCAATGAGCTTAGTCCTCAATGTAGAAATCCTTGGTGAGTTCAAGAAGCTAACTTCGGCTACTCAGGGAGCTAACAAACAGCTCCAAGGACTCCAAGGAGTAGCTAAGAAGATTAGCTCAGGAATTGGCCGAGCTTTTGCAACCATCGGTGTTGGTCTATCGTTTGCACTAATAACCCGAGAGCTTAAAGAGGCAGCTCAAGCAGCCGTCGAGGATCAGAAGAGCCAAGGTCTTTTGGCCACAGCTCTCCAGAACACTACTGGAGCTAACAATGCTCAAATCGCATCGGTTGAAAAATCAATCAAGAAAATGCAACTTCAAGCTTCGGTTGCAGACGATGAGATTAGACCGGCTTTTGCCAAGCTAGCCCGAGCAACCGGTGACGTCGAGGAATCGACCAGGCTTATGTCTTTGGCCCTCGACATCGCAGCTGGAACTGGAAAGAGCCTAGACGCAGTTACCACAGCCTTGTCTCGCGCTGTTGGGCCCGAGGGAACTACTGGAGCACTTGAAAGACTTGTTCCGGCAATCAAGGGCGCTAAAGACCCAATGGCTGAGCTTGAAAAGCTATTTGCAGGTAGCGCTGAAAAGGCAGCAAATCTAGATCCTTACCAGAGAATGAACATCATCTTTGGAGAGATGCAAGAGCAAGTGGGCATGGCCCTTCTTCCAGTATTGGAAAAGTTCTCTACCTGGTTGGCTACCCCAGAAGGTCAGGCAAAACTTCAGGAAATTGTCGATGGCATTGTGGCCATCATCGAAGAAGGAATCAAGCTGGTTGCTTGGGTAGATAAGAACAAGAACTGGCTAGTGCCGATGGTTGTTGCGATCGGAGCTGTCACGACAGCCTGGAACATCGCGACCGGAGCTGCTAACGCCTACAAGGCAGCAGCCCTATTGGCAGGTGCAGTTGGAGCTGTTGGAGCTGGGGTTGGAGCTGGACTAGCTGGAGTTGGCGCTGGAGCTGCAGTCGGTGGATACATGGAAGGCGTTGCTCGAGGACAGACATCGAGGATTCTATCTGGAGACACACGTTACTCAGAAACCGGCAGACTATTTGGCGATGCATTCCAACAGCCAAAGCAAAACGTGACAATCAACATCAACAAGGGCAACGTAACCCCCAAGGAAATTGCAGACGCAATCAACAAGGGAACAAAGACCTCAGGATCACCTTCAATTACTTCAGCTGCGCTTAGGCGTCTCGGAGCACAATGATTCCAAACTTTAACATTGAAAACAATCTTGTAGTCGAGTTTTTACTTCCCGACGAGGATGGAAGCAGCTTTATCCTAGGAATTAGCCTTTTGGGTGGGGACGATGTTCTCGGTGGCTTCGATGAGTTTACAATCAACCTTTCTCTAATCGGTGGCAACGACGTCCTTGCTCCAAGCTCAGGTCTCAAGTGGCAAGATGTTGGATGCGAGACTTCTAGGGTTGGTCTAAGCATTGGTGGAGCTATTGCCGATGCAATCTACTTCCAACCACAGCCAGGCACGGCCAACATAACCCTTCAGAGCTTTGACCTAGATCCAACAGTAAACAAGAACATTAGGGCTAACACAAAGATTCGAGTAAGACTTGATTCTGAGGAATTAGACAGAGTTCTATTTGTGGGCTATATCGACACCATAGACGTGACTTACTTCCCCCAGGGCCCGAACCTGATTCGCATTAGAGCCTTTGACCTTTACAAGTCAATTGTGAACCTTCGTATTGATGAGTGGGATACAACCGGTCTGCCAGGAGGAACCTATGCCACGGTCGATGAAGTATTTGAGCTTCTATCAATCAAGACCGGAACTACTTTAGCCAGCCATTCTCTTCCAGTTGAGGGCAAGATTCCTTCGGTGGATATAACTAACGTTTTGGTTCCGGACATTATCAACGATGCAATCTCCGTAGGGCTGGCGGTTGTTTGGATAGATCAAGACACAGAAGAACTAACCGTCATTCCTAGACCACAAGAGGAAACCGGAACTTCAACCACATACATAATTGGCAACGACCACTCACTTAGCCCTTATCACCTATGCCTATCGGAGATTGTGGTCAGCTCGGATGCCGATGCTGTTTACAACTCTCTAAAGGTATCTTTGACTTCTGATCCTGAAACTTTTGTCATCCTAAGAGACCAGGATTCTATCGATCTCTACGGAGAATCAGCTATTGACGTGGAAATCAATACAACCGATTCGACCGAACTAAACCGTTGGGCTACTGCCGTTTACGAGCAAGCTCCAACAAAGCTAGTTAGTCAAGTCAGCACTCCGGCCAAGGACAGGCTAGGAAACCTAACTGAAGCAGCGGTGTTTACACCGGGAACTTTGGTTGGGGTCAGTTATACTAAGGATCAGCTCAATATTGTGGGATACTACACTATCATCAAGGTAAACCATGACATCGATGTAGACAACTGGTTCACAACTCTCGAACTATGGAAAGCAGCATAACAAATGGCATTCAAAGTCTTCTCTAATGGAAGCACCTTACCGGCTTCAGATCTAAACGATTACCTAATGAGGCAGTCGGTCATGGTCTTCTCAAACTCAACAGCTCGCGCTTCAGCTATCACTACTCCTAATGAGGGAATGCTTAGCTGGCTCGAGGACGTCAATCGCTTCCAGTATTACTCAGGCACAGCTTGGGTAGATCTAGGCGATGAGCCTTCTGGTTGGTCGGACAAGTCTGCCAACTATTCAATCGTTGCAGCTGACCTTGGAACTACAATCCGTTCAACTGGCTCAGCAATTACAATTACAATCGATAACGTGCTAACACAGCAGGGCGATCGTATCGACTTTATCCAGGCAGGTGCCGGGCAGATTACATTCGCAGCTGGAGCTGGAGTCACACTATCTTCAGCAGATGCCAAGGTAAAGACTGCTAAACAATACGCTGCAGCTTCTGTTGTATTCGGTGGCTCAGGGGTTTACTACTTGATTGGAAACCTAGGCTAAGCATGCTTATACCATTGGGAATATTAGCTGGAAGCGGAGGTGCTCGGAGTTCCATAGCTGGATATATTGGTGGAGGAGAAACCGCAGCAAGCGCTACTGTTACAACAGTTGATAAATTTGCCTTTCCAGCGGATACTCGAACTACTTTAGGGGCTGGCTTATCCGCTAGTAGATTGTTTGCTTTTGGAATGGCTAATTCTGGAATTGCTGGCTATTTTGCTGGAGGTAGTGGTTCTGGAGGAGTTGTTGCTACTGTCGATAAATTTGCCTTTCCAGCGGATACTCGAACTACTTTAGGAACAGGTTTATCCGTAGCCAGATCAGCATCTTCATCTTTTGCCAATTATGGAGTTGCTGGATATTACGGTGGTGGTTATAACGGTTCGGCTGCCGTAAGTACTGTCGATAAATTTGCCTTTCCAGGAGATACTCGTACAACTCTTGCAACAGGTTTATCGGCTGCTGTAGATCAAGTAACTGGTTTTGGTAATCCAGCAGTAGCAGGTTATTCCGCTGGTGGTTTTGGCCCAACATCTACAGTGGATAAATTTGCTTTTCCAGGAGATACCCGAAGCACGCTCGGCACAGGCCTGTCCTCTTCAAGAGGTGGAGCCGCGGGTATGGCGAATGCTGGCGTTGCTGGTTATGTTGGTGGTGGACAGGTACCGGCTCCACTTGTTACAACTGTTGATAAGTTTTCTTTCCCATCTGATACGCGAACAACATTGGGAACCGGCTTATCCGTTGCAAATTACAACCTTGCAGCCATGGCTAATACCGAGGTAGCCGGTTATTTTGCTGGTGGATTTGATGGGGCAAGGACTAGCAGGGTGGACAAATTTGCATTCCCGGGCGATACCAGAACAACTCTTGGAACAGGTTTATCTGCTGCTACTCGTTATCCAGGAGGTATGTCTGATGAAGGTGTTTTTTAGTGTTTCAAGAAATTGAAAAAGCAATAGCAGAGGTTCAGCAGCCACGCTCACGCTTTCAGCTAGAGCGTTTTGTTTTGGGACAACATGCAACCGACGAGATGCGCTATTACCAAACAGTTATAGAGCTACAAGACGCTATTTACAAATACAAGCTTGCAGTAATAAATGTAAAAAAATCAGAGCTAAAAATTGCGAAACTCAGAGCCACAGGTAATGATCTTGATGAACTAAAAGCCCAAGAACTAGAATTGGGTCTTGCTCAAACTGCTTTTGCCATGGTTGGAGCAGAACGAGAAATGAAACATCTATTGGAAATTTTTGACACTTTTAGCCACAAATATACACGAAAAGAAATTGAAGCAGCTCAACCTAACTATTGGCAAGCAAGACTAACTAATAACGCTAAAGCCATGCTAATGGGAGGTGCAAGCGTAAACCCATCTCACATTGAAGCTATGGAACAGGCTGGTATCCTTGAAAGCTTTGTTGCAGAAGTAGAGAAAACTAAAAAGGAGCTGTCTTGAAATACGCCACCTGGAAACTGAATTTTATTGACCCTCAGTACGGAACCGGGCCAGAAGACAAAATTGCACAATTAGGTGCTCAAGCGCAAGGTGCTTGGGTTTGTAATGAAACAATCCTCGGGTATGTCAGCGATTTAGTTGATCCTAAAAAATTAAAATCCTGGAACTTTACAGAGCTGACCCAAGAAGAAGCATTAGATTTTTGTTTTTCAATAAATTCCGAGGCTTACCTTTTACCTGACGGCTCAATAGTAGCTCCGATTCAAAACATTATTCCATAATGGCAGACGAGACTACGGGCGTGAGGATTACCCAAAACGCAATCTACGCTAAGCAAATTGAGCACGGTGAAACCTTGATCAAGATTTTGCAAAAACTGGATCACCTTGATGATGTTCCAGACAGGCTTAGAGAAGTCGAACTGACTTTGGCCCGTTTAGCCTGGATTGAGAAGATTGCTTACACAGGACTCTCGGCTGCACTTGTTTCAATAATCGGATTAATAATCAGCTTAGGAGCTAAATAATGAGCGAACCAAATAACTTCACAATTGACGCAGGTGCCAGGTTAGTCAAAACTTTTGTCTATGAAAATTCAAATGGGACAGTTGTTAACTTGACCGGATATACCGCAACATTCCAAATCAGAAAATCAACCTTCGGCCCTTTGGTAACCTCTGCCACACCGACAATTAACTCTTCGACTTACGTGATTACCTTGACGCTTACTCCAGAACAGACCTTGTTGCTTCGAGACTCAAATTATGTTTACGCCATTCAGGTATCTAACGCGTCAACTGGCGATGTAAAGATTGCAGCTCATGGAGCTTTGACAATAAACCAGGCGATTGTAAGATAGTGATCTGGCCCTACAAGAAACCCCTGCCTCCAATTACGTATGATTTTGGATGGAGAATACATCCGATTTTGGGATACAGAAAACACCATAACGGCACGGACTACGCTTCGGCAATCGGTCGCAAGCTATTCGCGGTCGCTGATGGCAAGGTGACTTATGCCGGCCCAAGCACCCTAAAGTTCAAGAACGGCGAACCGGCTGGCGGTGGCTACATTGTGAGAATCCAATTCAAGGATGCTGGCAAGTTCTACACAGCTACTTATATGCATCTTCGCAAGGGATCTCTAGCCGTTATCAAAGGTCAGAAAGTTAGCCAGGGAGACTTGGTTGCAGAGTCGGGCAACACCGGAGAATCAACCGGGCCTCATTTACACTTCGAGATTCAGTCAGGTCGGTTCTATACTTGGAATGCAAACGGCAAAGGCTATCTAGATCCAGTGCCATTTATCAAAGCAAGATTGGACAAATAATGAAACCAGAAACTTGGGCGCACTTACGCAAGGCACTTTGGAGCTACCTTCGAGCTGCATTGGCAGCGGTCGGAGCATTGGTTCTAGCCGGCATTGAAGATCCTGGAACGATTACAGCTTCAGCTCTTATCGCTGGAATCCTAGGCCCATTGGTTAGATCACTAGACCCTAACGATGACGCATTTGGAATCGGAGCTTCGGTGCAAGAGGCTTACCAAACAGCTAAAGAAGACGAGCCTCAGCCATAATGTCACACCCGGTCAATAGGATCGGGCCATGGAGATTACACAGAAGATAGAAGCTTTAGGCTTCGGCAGGTATTTAGGCACCTTTGAGCCTAACTCTGAAGAATGGCACGCTGCACGTGAAGGCATTGGCGGTAGCGATATTGGCGCACTCATGGGCAAGTCACCATGGAAATCTGCTTATCAGCTTTGGGCCGAGAAGACCGGCCAGCTAAGCGATGAGATTGAACCATCGATGCCGATGAAACTTGGCACAGCTTTTGAAGCTCCGATTCGAGATTTATTTAGAGAGCAAAACGAAGGCTGGCTAAAGGTCTATGAGACTGGAACCTGGCAGAGCGTTGCTAACCCAATTCTAAAAGCCAATCCCGACGGCATCATCGAATGGGAAGATGGCAAGCTCGGAGTGCTAGAGATTAAGTTCACCAGGCAGTATTGGGACGAGCTACCTGAGCACTATAACCTTCAAGTTCAACATTACCTTCAAGTTCTAGGTCTAGAGCGCGGTATCGTCGTAGCGGTCGCAGGAGGCGAATGGAAGGAGTTTGAGGTCGTTTGGGATGATTCCCTTCAGAAGGACATGAAAAAGGCTGTACGAGCCTTCTACGGCCTTGTGACATCAAATAAGGCCCCTGAGTATGACGGAAGTTCATCCACTTACGAAACCGTTAGGGAGCTATCTGAAGGCTTACAGGAAGGCGAAATGGAGCTTGGATCACTTTGGTCTAACCTTGTCGCAACCAAGTCGGAAGCTGATTACTGGGCCAATGCGCTCCAGGCACAAAAGTCGGCGGTTCTCGCATTCCTTAACGGAATCAAGTATGGTCTCTACCAGGGCGAGAAGGTAATCTCACTTCAAGCCCGAAACGGCAAACCCTTTATCACATTTAAATAGGAGAAAACACAGATGGCATTCGATCTATCAAATTACGAAACCGTTGCTGACCGCATCCAGAAGTTTTGGAAGACATGGCCTCAGGGACGCATCATCACAGAAATCAAACTAATCAATGAAACCGAAGTTGTAGTTCAAGCTTCAATCTTTACTGACCGGGAAGACGTTAGACCTGCATCAGTAGATTGGGCGCATGAGACTCGAGGCTCGACCCATATCAATCGGGCAAGCTTCTTGGAGAATTGTGCCAGCTCTGCAATCGGTCGAGGACTTGCAACCCTTGGACTAAGCACTTCTAAGAATCGCCCGTCGCGGGAAGAGATGATCAAGGCAACGCGAGAGTCTAGGAACTACATCGAGGAAGCTTCTGAAGCTGCAGCCAACAAGGATCTAGAAACACTAAGAACTATTTACAACACGGCTCTAAAGTCACAAGTTGATAACGATGTCCTTGAAGCCATCAAAGGCTTAGCGGATTCCATAAAGGCCAAGTAAAGTGAAAGGGCTGTGACCCACAGAAAAGTCACAGCCCGACGCTTATGGCGTCACCCAACCACGATGGGCATTTACAGTATAGCCCTAGGAAGGCACAGGATGAGTCTAGAAGCCTTATCAGCCGTTCTGCATCACTCACATAGCACCGGCACAGCTCGGGCCGTCCTGACGGCTCTGGCGTGGCATTTGGGAGATGATCCTGAAGAAGGCTGCTACCCATCACAATCTCGCCTGGCATCATTAGCCGGGTGTTCCGTTAGGCAAGTTCAACGCAACCTACAAAAGCTGGTCGAGCTCGGTGAAGTTGAGATGTCGCAACATGACGGAATCGGGTATCGGTTCGACAGAATCACAAACCGCTACTGGATCCAGATAGACTGTCCTGAAGGATGCGACGGCACTTTGAGTCACAAACTACGGGGCGTCAAAAAAGGCAAGACGGGACGTCATTTAAGACTCATCGGGGTGACACCCACGACGTCACGGGACGGCGTAGATGTCGCGTTAAAGTTAACTAATAATTAACTTAAAC